CACAGTCCATGACAATGCGTCTAAGTCCGTCAACGTCCATGTCGTATAGAGCCGCTGGATCGTGCGCAGCGTGTTGACCGTGGCCGCGTTGGTCTTCTGCCAATCAATCTTCCACATACGCTTCGTCACGCTGCGCTCAACGCGGTTGCGCGTGCCATCGGCAGCAACCAGCGTCATTCCAATCTTGTGCTCACTCAGCGTTATACCCGTCGGTTGCCACAGGTTTTGATTACCTGTGCCATTCGGCAATCCTGATGCCGTGTTTGCGTTTAAGATGAGATTTGCCAAAGCGCTATCTCCCGAACCCTACGAACGTCCATCCAAGATGACTCTTTTTCGTGCCATGTACCACGGCCGAAAGATTAGGAACCCGAAGTCCGTAGTCTTTAGCGAATGGCGCTAGGTTCTGAACGTGGACTATTACTCCATCAGGGGATCGGAATATGTATGCTTTCTGGTGGTAGTTCAATTGCGCCTTGCTCATGGATGCGCGCCCCGCCTCGCTCATTTTCACTGAGATCCCCAGATGTGCGGTTCGGTTCTTCTCTATTCGATCCGGTTCATGCCTCTTTCCCATCCCTGCCGCGCGAAGCTTCGCCTTGGTCTCCTCACTAACGACCCGCCCACGGAGCTTTGCCAGCGTCGCCTCACTAAGCTTTCTGCCTAATTGCGCCGCACGCATGTTTGCTCTTGCTGTCGCGTCTGGTGGCGTTTGCTTGAGCCTCGCTACTCGTAATTTCTCACGAGTCTCTTTGCTATGAGTACCATGCGATCCTCCTGCCCTGATGTTATAGAGATCCACACCTAACGAACGAAAGTATTCAAGGTAGAAGCACTCTGCTTCATTGATTTGATCGTGTGTCGCGTACGTTTCTAACAAAGCGAACTCGAACGATTGCGCGCCATACTTGATCCACGCCGACTGAAGGTGTGAGTTCCCATGTACGCCTCTGTTGAGGGCGTTCTTATGTTTCCCCCATCGATCGCTGAGTTTCCCCATCGTCTGCCCAACGTAAACTTTGTTGCTCACCATGTTCTGAATGATGTAAATCGAACCGTGTGGTATACTGTCCATTGTCGCCGGCTCCCTTCGGCTAGGCGGCCATGCTCTCGGCTGTGTCTAGCAGCGCGAGAGCTTCAATTTGTCCTCTATATTATACCATTCATGGCTTCACAATGCGGTAAACATTGCATTACATTCCTACCCTGCTATCCCACCTGAACTCTTGAGACTGCGCACCGCGCCGGTCGTATCGCGCTCGGCTCCGACGATGGCAGCGGCGGCGGCGTCCACAGCCGCTCTGATGGCGTCGAGCGCCGCAACCATAGGATTATCGGCTGGCACGGCTCCCGGCGCTGTGGTGCCCGCTGGTGGCGTCAGGGACGGTGCGGCGGCGGTTGGCGTGATGCCCGCACGCGTGCCCGCAGCCCCGAGCCGATCGTAGGATGCGGCAAGCCCGTCAACCTTGAGCTTTTCGGCGTCCACCTGCGCGCCCGATCGTGTCGATGCGAGAATCTTCTTCTCGGCTGCCCGATCGGCCGATAGTCCGATCTTGTCTTGCGCCTCCGCCTCTTTCGCCGCCGCATCGTCTAATTGCTTCTGCCGCTCGGCGGCGATGCTGCCCTCGCCTTCCTGAATACGGGCGATCCGCGCGTCCTCCGCCTTGCGTTCTAGTGCATCCACGCCCTTTAGATATTCAGCACGATCCGGGTCGTAGGCTTTGTCATCCTTCTTGTTCGACGCCTTCTCGATCTCGTCTTGCCGCTTGGCGCGGTCACTGATGATCTTCTCCTGTGCGTCCATGTACTTATTGGCGACATCCGCGCCCTTCTCCTGGGCGATCTTGCCCGCCTCAACGCTGGCCTGCTCATACGCCGCGCTTGCAGCAGCCCGCACGCCCGCGCTCTCGATCGACCCCTGATTGGCGTAGAAGCCGGCGCGATCGTCAAGCTGCCCTTGGTTGAAGTCCCGATCGGCAGCGCGCATCTTGTCGTAGAAGTCCTGATTGATTTTCTCTACATCTTTCGTGTACTGCGCAACCGCGTCCTCGCTTTTTTGCTCGTAATCCTCCTGGCTGGCGAGCAAGCTATTCTGGAGCTTGGTCTGATCGGACAAGCGCGTGCCGCCGCCGCCACCTTTGGGGGGGTTGTTGAGCTTGGCAATGCTCGCGAGCAACTTCTGGTTGGACGCGAGCGCCTGATCGCTCTTGACCTTTGCCCGATCGGCAGTCGTGTCACGGGTCAGCCGATCTTCTGTCACGCCCTTGAGCGGGTCAGCGGCTTTTGCGACTTGCTGCGCAACCGCTAATCGGTAGTAGGCAGCGGTGAGGATGTCCACCTGTTGCGAGCTACCGGCCAAGAGCGCGGCAGTTCGCGCGCCCGCGTCGCCGTTCAGCAGAAGCAGTTGTGCGGCGTGCTGTGCTGCGTCTGCGAGCTTTTGCTGGGCGATGGCGTGCGTCTGTGCATTGACCGCCGCCACCTGATCGGCGTTACCCTTGATCTCGGAAGCTTGGGCTGCGGCGCGGGCTTGAACGCCGGTCATCTCAATCGCGTTTGCATAGCCAATCGATGCGCTTGCTGCTTGCTGCGATAGGGACGCGGTGGCGTTCAGCACATCAACGCGATGCTGCTCAATATCGGTTACGCCTTGCGTCACGCCACCCGTGGCTGCAATGACGCTCGCACGTGCGGCATCCGCCGCCGCTGCGGCTTGGGTCGTAGTCGCGCCATGCTGGATTGCGTCTGCGAAGGCTGCTGATGCAGCCGCAGCGGGGGTCATGGCCGTGCCAAGTTGTTGAACGGACGCGATCAACGACTGGGTGGAGCTAATTGTCGAATTGATATTCGAGGCATAATTCCCGAGGCCGATACTGAGGAACGATCCAAAGCTGTTCTTGGCGTTCGTCAGGTTCACGCCTAATCGCGCGAACGCCTGCGAACTGTTGTCGGCTGCCGGGCCAGCGTTCTTGATTAAGTCGGTGCCGGCCAAGAGCACGGCGTTCAGCGTCGCCTGCTGCTGATCGGCGGCCGAGAGTTGATCGACGCTCTTGCCGATCGACCGCGCATAGGTTTCCATCGCCGCGCCGGCGTCCAGGGTGATCTTGGCATTGTCGATGATCTTGGGGCTACCACGCGCGATACCCGTAACCAGGGAGTTGAACACGAAGTTGACATCATCGCCGGTCGCTTGTGCAGCAGCGCGGCTGATCTCTAGAATACGCGGCAGATCGGCCGCCAGCTTGCCTTGCGTGAGCAACAACCCGCTATTGGCGCTCTGAATGAGATCGGCATCGGATACCGTGCCCTCGGCAGCAGCGCGCATCTTGTTCAGCAGCGCATCGCCGGTGGTATTGACCGACGCGGCAAGGTGATCGAACGAGACGCGTGTGGCGTCGATCTTGGCCGAGGCGATGCCGAGATCAACCGCGCCCTTGAGCGCAGTCAGGACAGCCGTGGCGGCCGCTGCCGGCCCGACGATCGAGCCGAGTTGACTGGTGGCGGCGCTGCCGAACTGCGTAAAGTAGGATGAAGACGCACCGACCCGCGCCGCCTGTGTCTCGATGCCAATCAGCGCCTTCTCACTCGCCGCGCCCGCCTGCCCAATCGTGCCGGCGAGTACTTGCGACGCCAGGGCGGGCTTGCCTTGAGCCTGTGCCAATCGCCCGTAGGCTTGGCCGAGCTGCACCGCCTTGTTGGCGGAGACGGACATCTCAGCATCGACGCGCTGAAGAAGGGCCTGTAGCCCTACATCTTTCCCGCCAATCGTCACAAACAGTTCATCGCCGCCGCTTGTCACAGTTCCTCACCGGCTTTCATTCGCGCCAAGAACGCGTCCGTCTCTGCGTAGCGCGCGGCCTGCTCAGACGCCGCCTGCGCCTCTCTGCGGGCTGTGAGCGTCGCGAGCACCCCGCGCACCGCCCGCGTGTACAGATCGTCGCCTGTGGGCGCGGGCGCGTCGTCTTGGAACAGGGCGCGGGCGTGCTCGGTGGCGCGCTCGGCAAGGAACATGCCGATCTCGTCCTCAAGCGCGCCGGGGCGGTCAAGCATTCGCAGGAGTACCGCGCGGGGCAGCCCGTACTTTGCGCACAGGCGTTCGATCCATCCGGCGTGCTCGTGGATGATTGTCTGGATCTGCTGCGCTTCGTTCGTCGGTCGGAGCATCGGCAGCGGGCGCAGCGGTTTGGGTAGTGACCACATGATCGATCCAATCTTGGTCAAGCGCAGAGAGGAGCCACATGAATCGCGCGCCCTGTTCGACTGCATGCGGGTTCTTGTCCGCAAGTTGGTTCGCCTGCGCCTCGGTGAATGTCGGCACGACGCACGCAAGCTGCCACGTAAGGCAGTATTGCGCCACCGCATCACTCTCGCGCTGCACCCGATCGCGCTCCATGAGACTGAGCGCCCGCACGCGGATTGCGACGGGCGCGCCGTTCACCCGCCAATGCGGAATGTGCAGCGTGGCATGCGGCAGATCGTCGCAGCCGAGGATTTGGCTCACGGTGGCGTAATCCTCGCCCGCCGTCAAGCGCGACGGGAGGAACGTCTGCGGATGCGTGACTGATGGGTCGGACATTAGGCAACCGCCCATCCGCCGTTGTCGAAGAACGACGCCTCGAATGTCGCCGTCCCCTTGGCATCGTGACCCATCTTGACATTATCAAAACTCGCCGCCGTCACGACAATCGAATAGCCCGCCGTGCTGACCAGCGTCATTTTCAGGTCAGTGCCGGCCATGAAGTTCGTCACGATCGCGGTCTGACTTGTATCCTTGCCCGATGGCACCACACCCTTGATGCTGCCCTTGAGTTGCTTGGACGTGCGGGCGCGGTAGAGGTTGCCGGCGTCGTTTAGGAATGGCCCCTGCGTTTCGTAGTCCTGGCTCATGTCGGCATCCCACGATTGCATAAACACGAGGACGGTATCGGCCGTGCCCTGGGTGATCTTGCCGTCTTTGCCTTGCAGTACTGCTGGCATTAGGTGTGCTCCTTTTCGATGAGAACCGGGTCGGGGATCGTAATCAGGGATGCAGTGACGTGCGGCACGCGATCCTCCATCGCCGCTATCAGTTTCGCACCGCTGCCAAAGGCGCAGCGGGTCGCGCTATTTTCGTGGACTTCCATAATCAGCCGATCAACAGTGACGGCGTGCCATGGGAAGGATTGGAGCAGTTCGTACTCTGCGCCCTCGCAGTCGAGCTTGAGCAGCGCGATACGGCGTATGTGGTGCTTTTCGAGGAAAGTAGAAAGAGATACACTTTGCACCGCTACTATGTCTGGGCCTTGGCTGTAGGCGCTGTAGCCGCCCGTATTCGCAGTGTGATCGCCGCTCAGGATTACTTCACGCCCGTCAGCAGTGACCGCGCAATTGATAGCAGTGAAGATCAAGAGCTTGTTCGCCTGTAGATTGCGCATCAGTCGGCTATAGTTATCCGGCATCGGCTCGAAGGCGCATATCTGTGTATCCGGCCAGCGCTTGGCGAGATAGCAACTGACCACGCCCACATGCGCGCCGATGTCGAAGATAAGATCGCCTGGATTGAAACTCAGATCTTGTAACTTGTACACGTTCTCTATTTCGCTGGCGATTGCACGCCTGACGCCTCCCTGCGGATCGTCCTGAATATCGAGCGTCAACCCGCCAACCTCTAGCGGGAAGCCGTGGCCTGCGGTCGTCTCGCCGCGCCGCTCGGCGGGGCAATCGTCCACTAGGCAGGATCGAACAATGCCGATCTCCGTCTGATAGCCGTACCCGCTCCACTTGTGGACATGCCAGGGGATCGGCTCGGCCTCGATGCGGGCGGCGATGTCGGTCAACACCGTGCGCCACTGAGTATCGATCAGCATGTCTTGATCGTGGTTGGCGACAACAGCAGCGCGGGCCACATCTCGGCATCCCCGCTGCCATGCTGTATCCTGTAGGTCGCTATAGGCTTCCTCTAATCGCTTGGCTATCGCGTAAATATGCGGCAGTCGCCAGTAGCAGGCGAGCGGCGACACGGGCCATGGCTCGCTATCTGTCTTGTCTACCACCCACCCCGCGTAACAGTTCTCGTGCATCGCTGTCCACGCGCCCGTGATGACCGGAATGCCGCACGACTGGGCTTCTATGAGCGGGATACCAAAGCCTTCACTCATTGACACACACAGCAGCGTATCAAGCGCCTGATAGCGGCGTACCATCTCTTCGGTGGCATACCCCATGTTCAGGTCGTAGCTATTCGCCAGAATGACGCGGTTCTGCAATCCATAGCGCTCGATCTGCCAGTCAAGAGGCGTGGCTTGATCGTCCGCTTCGGGGTTCAACTCGGCATGGATGTAGAGCATCGCATCGCTGTGCTGCTTTGCGAACGCGGCGAACGCCTCGATCTGCTGCGGGTACGCCTTGCGATTGGGATAGCCGCTATTGCGCGCCACCATGCCGACGATGAATGCATCTTGCGGCCAACCGAGCGCGCGACGCGCAGCGGCTCGATCGCCGGGAATGAACACCTTGGTATCGATGCCTTGCAACACGAGCGGCATCGGCAGGCCCGCGAGCGTCGCTTGCTCCTGTCCAAAGTGCGAGAGCGCGAGCGGCTGATAGCAATGCTCTTTCAGGCGCTCGATGATCGTGGGTGCCACCGGCTCACTATCAAGCGGTTGCCACGAGGCCCAGCGTGTGCCGCGCGCAGTAATCTGATCGGGCATCTGTGTCCAGACATCTTGATGCGTAAGCAGCAGATCGGCGTGGTGCTGGCGACTGTTCGCGGCGTGAATATCGTTGCCGAATGGCTTGTTGCCGGGCGGGTAGATGTCAATCCCCTGCCACACGATCTTGCGGCCGTAGTGGCCGTACGTCGCGCTGACAGCCACGTCGATGCCCAGCCGGTCGCGCAGGCGTGGCACGATCAGGCCGGTGGTCACACCGTATCCCCCTGGACTCAGCGGAGAATTGCTACCCCACATGATCCGCATGGGGCGACCGTTGATGAGGATAGGCTGCACGATCCCTCCTGTGTACTCGCTCATGGTGTATTCCCGCTTGTGGTATTCGGCGTGCCGATCGTGCCGGTCTCCGCTACCCACGCCGTTACGCTCGTGGCCTTATTGTTCTTCACTGTGTATCTTCCTACGGCCCCATAATTCGGCGCGGTGCAGGTGGACACGCCCGATGGATCTGATGCAAGCGAGTCGGATATTGTGAGACCATTGGTCACATTGACCAGCACATTCTCGCTCACCACATTCCGATAGCTTTGGTAGCGACCCCCTGTTATCAGTGCCGCCGCCGTCGGGTTGTAGCAATGCACATTGATTTCGAGAAACGCGCCCAGCGTATTCGTCCCACTCAGCACGTTCTTGCTAAACAATCCATCCGCCCCGTGATACTGGATAATGCTTGGCGGCTGGCTTGACATGGTGAAAACATTCGCCACCGCAACAATGTATCTTGGCTCCCTGATCTCGTTCGGCTGCATCGATGATTGCGCGCTATACGGATAGGTAAAATCATTATTGTTAAAGACAAGTAAACGTCTGTCTGCAATCGTCGCGCTTGCCGTGCATTGGATCATCCCGCCGCCGTGGACTCCATCGAGATACATGCAATGCTTGATATTGCCGACAAACGAACACCACCGTGCATAGATGCCGTCAACAAGTCCCGATGCCCCGATGTGCGCGGGTGTCGCCACCGTGTTGTCATAGGTGTAATTGCTAAAGTTGCACCTATCGAGCAAGACATCGCGCACGCCTGTGGCTGAGAACGCGCCATTGTTCGGTGTCGTGCTGGTGAGGCTATCCCCCTGCCCATTAAAGGCGATGTCTCGAAAATAGAAGTCCCTTTGTCGACTATTCGCCTCTGCAATCGCTGTGCTGTCGCCTGTCCAGATTGCGTGTACCCAATCCCAATACGGATCGGTGTACGTGGCGCTATTCTTGATCTTGACGCCGCGTATGGTTGTCGTGCCGCCCTGGACGCCGAGAAAGTGGACGTGTGATTTTCCCGTAATCGTAACGCGCCCGTAGGACGTGTTGCCGAGCACCAATGCCCCGCCTGAGCTTGGCAGCGCGTCGATCGCCGCCTGGAGATCGCCCGCGTAGGTTGTATCCACGTTGACCGTATTGGCCGGCGGCGTGATGGCTGCCAGGCAGTTTGGTGACGATGGGTTATAGGCATGCGTGCTCCACCATGTCTCCACGTCCGTCGTGTAGTCTAGCGTGCCGGTCGGCAGCGCCGCTGTCTTCACCGGCTGCACCCCCGCCGCTACGCGTATCATCGCGGCGTCGTGAGTGTGCAGGCGTACAACAGGTAATCGATGTCAAGGTTACGACTTGTCGACCCCGCGCTCTTCGTGATGCCTGTCCAGATCCCGGTCTCGCGCCCGCTGCCGGTTGGAATGTTCGTTGTGTTCGTTGCGACAAGGACGCCATCAATGTAGAAGGCGACGGACGTAGCGGCGGCGTTCACTTCGATCCTGAGCTTGTACCATTGGTTTGCCGTCATCGTGATGCCGGTATCCGTCGCCGTCTCGGTTGAGTTTTGACGCGTTATCGCTTGGAACTTGCCCGCGTTGTTGCCGTCCGTATACCGGAACGCCACCATATCGGTGCCGGTGCCGGTGCGCGAGTCGTTAAATCCACTAATGACCGTAAATGTCTCTGTGCCATCGCTTACGGCTGGAATACGAACGGACGCCTCATGAATCCATGCCCCGGAGGCGAAGCGAATCGTGACCAGGCCGGTCGTGCCGCCCACGCCCAGCCCACTCGTGCCGGTCGTGGTCGTGCCGGTCTGACACTGCACAATGCCGGGATGCCCGCCGGGGTCGGCTACCGTATACCCCTGCCCCGCGCCCGTTCCAGTCGCACCGTTGTTGAATGGGCCGTTTGTGCCGTTCAGAAAATCCTCGTACATCGAGACAACGGCATTCGCCTGCGGCAGATCGGCGGCAACGAGGGCGCGATAGGCGGGCGTTGTCGCCGCGCCCGACGTGGGGCCAGACTTGACCGTGTTGGCGTTTGCGGCGGCGTCAGTACCGGCAGGTGAAGAGTACGGCATCAGACGATCTCCGTAATGCGGGCCGAGCCTGTGGCACTCGCCCAGATCCCATCAATCGCGCCGGTGTATTGGAACGGAACCTCATAATAGGATGACGCCGCCATAGCGACCGTAAAGGACGTTGTTGATGCGGTTGCGCCGAGCTTCAAGTAGAGAATTGCGGTGCTATCGTTGTATACCGCCGCACCAAGCCGGCTGCTATTCGAGGCCAGGATGGATACGCTCGTGGCGCTGGCCGCGA